ACACCTAAGATAGACGGTATCAACGGTGAAACAATGCGACGTATGCACGAGGCGTTTAAGGCTGATAAAACAGGCACCAAGTACACCTGCTACATAGATGCTACTAACTACACCACACCAGAGGAGCTAGAAAAGATACGACAGGGGTATATCCTGCGTAATGGCAACGACTTCAAGTTTAGACAAGAAATGTTGCTTGACTGGGGTCAAAGCTCATCTGCTAGTTATTATGGTCATATTATAGCCAACAAAAAGAAAGATGGCACGATTGGCTTATACCCCTATGATACAGCTTATCCTGTATATACTTCTTGGGATTTAGGTCGTGCTGATAATATGGCTATTATATTCTGGCAGGACTTAAACGGTGTGATACGAATTATAGATAGTTACGAGACATCACAGATTGGGCTGAATACAATAATACCTTTTATAAAGTCTAAGCCCTATAACTATGGCTGGCACTTCTTACCCTGGGACGCTGTAGTGCACTCCACCAACGATAATGTGCGACGTATAGATTATATGATGCAGAACGGTATAAGTAACGTCTCAACTATTAGAAAAGAGGGTGTGTCTATAGGTATAGATAGAGTTTTACAGCATTTACCCAAAACTCAAATAAACGAGCCGACCTGTACTGAGCTAATACGCAAGCTTAATTTATATAAGCGCAAGTTCAATCCATTGACAGGTGACTATGTTGGTCCAGAGCATAACTCTGCTTCGCATTTTGCAGATACCGCTAGGTACATATACGCTGCTATTGCTCAAAACTGGATAGATGGCAAGTTCATAATGGAGCAAAATAGTCAGTCAGTTGTCAGTTCATTAGAATACGATACAAATGATTTAGAAACTACTTACTATTTTTAATGATATGTGTTATTATTACAATAAGCATTAAGAAGTTTTTAATAACTTTATATATAAGGAGATTTTATGAGTACTAACTATGGTATTCGTACTGCAACTTTCCTTGACCGTCGTCTAAAACACGGCTCAACGGTTGCTAAGTACATGGACGCTCACGGTGTAAACACTGTGGACGCAAACACTGTCCGTATTTTGAATATTGACATTGACTCGAAAAGCTTGACTAGCTATAACGAGACTAGCACAACTGGTGGTATGACACCAAGCCTAGTTGAGTTTGGTAAACAAGAGTGGTCTATTGACTACAACTATGCTAGCTTCTTGCGTATTCAGGACACTCAGCTACAGGATATTCCTGTTGGTTCTGCTGTATCTGATGTTGCTAAGGCTTGGGTAGACGAGAAGTTTGTACCAGACTTTGACGAATATGCACTAGCTAAGGTTATTGCGGCTCGACCTGGTGGCAACATTGTTACTTGGGACGGTACAACTATCGACAATGGTGTGAACGGCTTGCTACAGAAGTTCTACAACACTGTAACAGTTGTTACTAACGGTGGTGGTGACACAAGTCAGGCTATTTCCTGGGTTCCAAGCTCATTTGCTGACAAGCTTCGTGCTTACATCACTACTTTTGACGGTAGTGACAAGGGTTACACAGCTGGTGTAAACGGTTTGATTGGTAAGCTAAAAGGTGTGATGATTGTTGAAACTGTTGATGAGTATTTTGACGCTTATCCAACAGTTAAAGCTGTTATCGCTGATAAGCGAGCTATCGCTGCACCAACCCAAAAAATGACACCTAAAAATGGTGGACGCAAGTTCATTAAAGATGTGCCAGGTTTTGGTGGTTCAGAACTACAGCTTCGTGCTAGAGGTGGTGTGTTTGTGTTTGACCGCAAGAAATACACAATCGCAACACTACAAAGCTCTAACTCCTAATAGTTAAGAGTTGAAAATATTAAGAGGGCTTTACAGCCCTCTTTTTGTGCTACAATATGTTTATGGCTAGTATAACATCACTCAAAGCAAGCGATGGCACAGGTAATGCCTCTGTTGCCACCGTACAATCAGTTCGTTCATCTGGGGCTACTACATTAGTAGTAGATACAGTTCAAGGCATAAACACTAAGTTTCACGCTACAATGGGTACGCCCCATACATTTGTAGACCCTGTAACAAGCGAAACAATAACAGTAATATCAGAAGCTACAGCAGTAGATTTTAAGGGGCACGTTGACGGTGGCAATCTTGAGATAGACACAATCGCACCAGGCTTTACTGACAATGGTAGTGCTGTGAGCGACATAGTAATAATTAAACCTACTACTCAATGGGCTGATGAAGTAGCAAAGGTGTTAGAAGTTACACATAACGATAACGGCACGCTGAAAACTGGCTCTGTCACAAATGAGAAGTTGGCTGGGGGGATAACAGCGGATAAGCTAACACCAACAACCTGGACTGGCTCCATGTCTGCCCTGAACCCAGTTACAACTTCATACACCAATATCGCCTCCGTAACACTGCCAGCGGTTACATCAGCTCATAAATACCTGATTGCTGCGTCGTTTTACTTTAACCACAACGGTGTTGCTTCGGCAAGAGATTATACGGGTGCTATTCGTAACGGAACAACAACACTGGTTCTGGCAACGTGGAGTGCCGCAGCTAGTGAGTATATAAATACTGTTTCTGTAAATACAGTATTTACGAGTTCTTCTAGTGGCGGTGAGACAATAAACTTCTCGGTGTTAAGAAATGTTGATAATGGTGGTTTTGTTACTGCAAGCAGAGCATTCTACTCAATTGTTGACCTAGGACTAGCTTAGGTCTTTGTATGGTAAAAGCATATGAGTAATAGTGACACACCCGAAACTATCGCCTACCGACTAACACAAGTTGAAAATGCTGTTAAGGAATTAACTTCTAAAATCGATGGAGTCATTTCTGGCTTTGCTACTAACAAGGATATTGAGGCTGCTAAACAACAGGCTAAGCTTGAACATAACGCAATTTATGAAAAGATTGGTGATGTCGAGACCGATGTTAGTTACTTAAAATCTCGTAACTGGGTTCACAATACCTTATCAGCTATTTTAGGTTCGGTATTTACCTTTTTATTACTTTATTTTTTACAGGACATTGTAAAATGAGGTCTCCTACCTCTAACCGAATAAATCAAGCTCAACATGGTACCTCTAAGGCCGTAGACTACTCCGCCAGCCCCGACCCGATAGTTTACGCCCCCGAAGCTGGCAGGATTGAAAGTTATCAGCAACGTGGTTCGGGAACTTCTGACGCTGGTAATGTATTAAGACTAACTACTGCTACAGGAATCTGGAGTTTTTGTCACTTAGAACGAAGTTTGGTATCAGTCGGTCAGCAGGTCTCTGAAGGTCAACAACTAGCAGTAATGGGTTATACAGGTTATACCATACCGAAAGGCCCAGCAGGACGACATTTACATTGTTACATACTCACACCAAAGGGTTATATATACCCACCAACACTATTTAAAGGAGGTAGCGAAGTGGTGCAAAATGCAGACAATTATTATTGGCGATACGGCGTAAAACTAGCCGAGCAAATAAGGGGTAGACAACTCAGCAGAGAAGAGTTCAACAAGTACCTCGCAGGTCAGACCGACCTCAGAGCAATTGAGATTTTATCGGACGACCCCGAAGCCGACCGAGCTCTAGAAGCTCAAAAACTAGGGCAACTAGCCATTAAAGACGATTGGCAAGGGCAGATATATCGACTGATTGCTCAGGTTAACGAATTGAATACTAGACCAACCAAGGCTCAATTAGAGGCTCTACAAGCTCAAGTAAAAGAAATGGGTGCAAATATCGATAATGCCAATAAAAAGGCTGAGAATGCCTTAAAAGAGCTTGAGGAGACAAAAGCCAAGCAGACAGCTGATACTGAACTGCTAGACAATGCGGGGAATTGGTTAAGCAAATTATGGAACAGATTATTTAAGAAAGGACAATAAGATGTTATTAACAGCAAAAGTAAGACGAGTAGTATATATCTTAACAGCCATACTATCACCAGTGGTTACTTATCTTGGCGAACAAGGTAAGCTAGACATCTTCTGGGTTGGTTTATTCGCTGTTGTAGTTACAGCTGTTACAGCACTAGCAACTGTAAATGTAAGCGAGCAGTAACAATGAAGCCAAATCGACACCGTGAAGCCCTCACCAGCCATTTAGAAGCCCGTGAGTGGACAGAGAGAGACATCACCCCGTTATTGCGTATGATAGCCACAACAGCCCTTACAAGCGACCAAGGAGCGTTAAGAATACTTGAATATCAGCAAGCGATTGATGAGAGGATTGAAGCTGAAAAACAGCACGATGAAGTGTTTATACAGCCCCCGTTGTTTGACGAACCACCACATTTAGAGGTAACTGACATAAGCCAAGAGTTCTTTAACCGACACTGGAAATGATAATATGGAGCGTGAACCAACCCCAGTAGTAAAACTACCGACCGTTAGTGGGGAGTTAGAGCTTCACTGGTACAATACCCTAATCCGAACTTTTGAGAATGAAGATTTTAATCACATAGAACACTATACTATTGATAATAAAACACTTGGTATGAGGGTGGGGCAAGCAGTTTTAGATATATTCTTTGAGCATGACTTTAGCTATCGTTATGACAAATATCCTGACGAAGCAACAGTAGAGTGGTTTATAAAATCAGAGGTTACAATAATGGAGAGTGAGATTGAGAACCTGCCCGATATGTAAAGAATCTCATACTAAAGCTAAGTGCCCGTATAAATGAAATAGAGTCGCAATAAGCGACTCTATTAACACCTGCCTAACAGACCTCACATCTGTTAAGGGGTGCTATCCACCGAAAAGAGTGAAATGACGCAACCTTTTTGTGGTGGATAGCCTAGACACATTATATCATAAGTATGCTATAATACATAAGCTAAACGAGGAATATTATATTAGTAAGTTTAGAGCAGTATATTACTGCAAGGAATTTGGTGACTGGTATGAGGAGTTACCAAGTGCAAAGATATTTAAGACATATCGTCGTCGTCCTGCTAAATAGGGCGACGATTTTTCATATCAGCCCTAAGTTTTTTACGAATATTCGCACCAATAACCTTATCGTATGTGATATTTATCACAGTTAATGCTTGCGAGTATTCGGGGTTATAAGCTAGTAATCTAGCCTTACGCTTACCAGTTATAATCATACCGAAGTGTATTTGTGCTTGGTATTCTAGGGGTATATCGCCCTTAGCTAGATTTTCGTGCCGTTCACCGTTTAGACATTTGACTTCTAATAGCCAGCTACCATCAATTCCGTCAGGTGAATAGCCTGCGTTAGGATATACGGAGTTAGTAACGAACCCTGGACGAGCAACGTGGCGTTTTACCACACGCTCATACTCTGCAATAGCTAACAGCTCAAGGGCTTGTCCACGCTTAGTGTAGTAGTTGCCTGTGAAATCGCTCTCAGGGGGCATAGGCTTGCCCTGTAGGAGCTTTATGGCGATGCTACCAGTCCATAGCCCTTTTCGCATTTCTAGCCACTCAGAAGAGCCTTGTTTAACTGGGTGATAGGTTATCAAAAAAATCTCCCCTCTAAATCTTGTTTTACTAACTCCCAATTCTCAGGGTGCACCACATATACGAACTCAAACCAGTCTTTTAACTTCTTTAATGTTTCACGCTGTAATGGTTGAAACTTAGCCTTAGCACTAGATTTTACCTCTATAAATATCACGCCACCTTCATAATATGCTGATAAGTCAGGGCAGCCAGTAGGGACACCTGGTCCAGCTTGGTGTTTTATTACATAACAACCCTTATGTTTTAAGTGCTTTATGATATTTGACTGAAGTTGAGATTCAGTCATCGCCAATCCTCTCCTTAGCTATATTGAAGTATTCTTCGTCTAGTTCTATACCTATGAAGTTACGGTTTGTGTTGACGCAAGCTACACCAGTCGAACCGCTGCCCATCGTGAAGTCAAGCACCGTTTCGCCCTCGTTAGTATACGTTTTAACCAGATATTCCATCAGAGCAACAGGTTTTTGGGTGGGGTGGACATTTGTATTTACCTCTTTATTTATTTTTAGAACTGATTTAGGATATCTATAACCATCGTCTTTACTTCTAGTTCGTTTAATATCATTTCCTAAAAGTTCTTTATTAGTTTTACAATCATTAATTGTTTTTCTTCTATCAACTTTTCCAAATCTATCATAATCCTTAGTTTCAAGTAATTTTCTAATTCCTTCTTCATTTAAAGACATTATTTCTTCTATTTCTAAAACTTTATATCTTTGGGGATTATAGAAATGCGTATTATTTGAGAATACTGATATAATTTCGTGATACTTTAAAGGACTATATTTAGCTCCCATAAAATTACTTGCTTTTTGTTTTTCCCAAACCCAATCATACTTATAGTTCTTAATATTACTCATTCTCAAAGCACTACTAAAAGGTTCGCTTCCAAATAAAACAATAGCTCCATTAGGCTTGATTAATTTATTGAGTCTTTCCCACATATCTTCAAAAGGAATTATAGTGTCCCACTTACAGGCTGTTGTGCCGTATGGTGGGTCTGTGAGTATCATATCCACCTTTACCCCACGCTCGATGAGCTTATCCATCTGCTCTAGGCAATCGCCCTGCCGCAGGTCAATGTTGCTCTGCTCATCTAGTTTTTCGTCATAGTTGGTCATTGTTTGCCTCCTCTATACGCTTTTTAGCAATTTCAAAGTATTCTTCATCTAGCTCAATACCGATGAAGTTGCGGTTTAGGTTTTTTGCTGCTACGCCAGTCGTGCCGCTACCCATGAAAGGGTCTAACACAACGTCTGAGTTAGGAAAGCAAGAGATTAAATCCTCTGCCATCTTCACAGGGAAAGCTCGCCTAAATTTACCATTAGTTCCTACACTATTCCAGTCCGCTTTTGTAAACACGTCGTGATGATTGATAGCATTATATAATTTCGTTTTAGGTGATTTTGCTAACCAATATACCCTCTCAGTAAAAGGATAAAATCTTATTTTATCAAAGTTTTGGCTACCATTCTGCCACACTATCTCTTGTTTAATTATAAAGTCTGTTTTCAAAAGCCATTGATAAGGCGTTATCTGAACACCTTTTGAAATTCTGTTTTTATGATTGTATAGCATACTACCATCATCTTTTAATATCCTAAAACATTCATTCAAAACTTCAACTTGCCAACCTTGGTAGTCTAACTCTTTCATATTATCATTGTGCTCGCCATAAGGTTTGAACCTTTTGCTTCCCGTATGGTGTGTGTTTCCTAAATTATAGGGTGGACTTGTAATAATTAAATCCACACTTCCGTCTGGAATGTCTTTCATCAGTTCAAGGCAGTCGCCTTGTATCAATTCAATCTTTGGCATCTTTTAACTCCTTTGCTTCTGTGATTTTATAGAT